TCAGAAAAACTGTAATTTAATGACAATTCAATAAATAAAAATAATTTGTTATTTTAATATTCTCCAAATAGTATATCTGGTTCAACGCATAATTTTATTAATAATAAAATAAGAAATATAACCAAGATTCGTAAGAATAAAAATATATCTCCCACGTTTATCAAAAACAAATAAAAAATTATAAATATTGTCAAGATTCGCAAAAAAGTCTCCATTTAACGCCGATATAAATAAAAAATGAAAAATATTTTTCATTTTTGTAAATTTTTATTGGGAATAAATATATTTATCTAACAAAAATCTAAACCAAAATTTTGAATTTTGTTGAATTACAAAAAATTATGGATCTACCAAGTTTAAAATTTATCGCAAATGATTTTAAAAAATTATTCAACAAAACGACTAGAGTCGGTTTTCCTAATAATAAATATGCTGTTCTTAAACACGATACTTCATTCGATTCTACGGGATTTTTAGAATTTATTTTATCACCAGAAATAAAAACTCAAAAAGCTATTATTATAGATAGCGATCCTGAGAATAAATACTGGTGTTGTGTTTGTAATAAACACATTGAAAATGAATATTTTGAGGATAAAAATTTTCATGAGACATGTAGGAACTGTTTTGAATATATGCGAAATGCTTTAATTATGAAAAAAGAAAATGTAACGTTCGTCTTTATTGACAAACCCTCGCTATTTCCGCATATTTGTTATATTATAAATGATAAAAATAAAATACCTATAAATATAGAACATATTTATGTGACATTTGTGAATACAAACCCTCTTTATAAAACATTTGTGGAGGGTAAACGCATGTGTTGTAATTATTGTCGGCGCGATAATTATCAAACTAAATTGTGCCATTACTTCGAAAAACATAATAATAAAGATAATCATATTACGATATGCGAACAATGTCTAAAATTTAGAGAATACGTTTCTTTTATGAGTAATTATCATTTTGTTTATATTAATAAGATTTTTGAAATTAATAATTTATTACCGGAATTAAAAAATGTGATCGCTAAATATATGTTAATGATAGCTGCTTATTAAGTGTTCGACAAGTTTAATTTATAAATTTTCATTTTAATTAAAAATGAAAATGCATATTCATGAAAAATTAAAAATTATTATTTATTTTTAATTGAAAATTTAAATTTTTTTGTGACCAAAAAAATCAAACAAAAGTTAAATCAAATCCGTTAATTTATTAAAGTCTGATTGCCATGGCAAATTATATGGAATAACGTCATTAGGGACCATTAAACAGGTTCCATCATCTGATTCGCATTTTTTTTGCATACTAGAATGCGTAGGTTGTTGTTGAATATTATTATTTTGAGGTGCATATTGTTGATTATTATACATATTTTGTTGAGGCACAAATGAACTAGGAATAGGTTGGACAGGTTCACGAGGTTGTTGTGTAGAGGCTAAAGTTAGCGCTTCGCTTAAAAAATTTTTAATTCCATTTAAATTTTTTTGTCCTTTGAATTTAGCGAATGGCTGTCCATTAATATAAAGTATTAAATGAGGAACTGTTTGAATAGGAGTTGTCGTTGTTTTTGATATTTGGGTAATTTGATTATTATTTGTTAAATCTACTATTCCGTATATAACTCTACGATCTTCGCTCGCTAATTTTTTAAATACAGGTTCAAAAGCGTTACATCCTTCACAATTTTGTAATTTAAAAAAAACAAAAATATTACCAGTGACATTTATCGTTAAAGTATTACTATTATTGCTATTTCTTACAGATTTAAAATGTGTCGTGTTTAGAGAATACATTTATTTTATGATTAATAATTTTATTATTTTTTCTAAATGATTTTAAATTAAATTTTTTTTAATTACATTCGCTTACAAAATAATAATTTATTTAATATTTTTTTAAATCCATAAAAAATGAAAAATAAATATTAAACTTTTTTTTTATAAAGTTTAAGAATAGAATAATTATAATAAATGTATACTATTACGCATGATTTATCACTTGAATTTGAGAAAAAAATAAAAAGTATATACGATCAACTTAAAAATAAAGGAGTATCTCCAACAATATTAGATGAAGTTTTTTCTAAAGTAGCTAATGAACAAAATAATTCAAATTCCAATATTTTAAATGAAATTAATTTAAAAAAATCTCCTTATAATTGGGAAGAAAAAATAGTGTTAATTGTTGATTATAGTTCTAAATCTCATGCTTTATTCGGTAATTTTGATAAAAGTCAAGTTTTGGCTAACTTCAAAAACGATGTTCTTTCAAAAAATAATTGGTTAAAATTTAGTCAAAATTTAGCATTTGGAGCAGGGTATACAATTGTTAAAAATAAAATCGATGAACTTAGATCTTTTCTTGAAGAATATAAGATTGAGTACCGCGAATTATCATTTGAAGAATTTAAAAAAGAGGGTGTTAATCAAGATAATACCAAAAACAGTACTCATAGTATCAGTACCAAAGATAATATTAAAAAAGAGAGTATTGATAATATTAAAAAAGAAAGTATTGATAACGCCAAAAATGAAGATAATAATATAAATAATGAAATTACGATAAATATTAGTCCTCAAAAGAAAAATCAGAAAAAAATAACTCGTAATAAATGGGGAAATTTTGAAAATTCAGATGGATTTGTCGTTCAAAAATTATTTATTGAAGGTAGGTCGGAGATTATAGTTATAGGAAAACAAAATACAACCCTTGATTATGATGTAAAAGGGATAAAATCCGTTATTCTTTTATCAGAAGATTTGAAACATAGAGCTAAAAAACAATATAAATATTTAGATAATGAAATGATTAAAAAAATAAAAAAAACAGACAAAGATTTAGCCGAAGAATTGTCTTCCATACCCGCCGAAAATATTTATGACGAAGATAATTCAACAAAAGAGTCTGATTAAAAAAGTTGATTTAATTTAAATCATTTTTGTAAAACAAAAATGATTTTTTATATATTTTTTAATTTATGACGGACATTTATCACTAACATTATTCAAATTCTCTTTATCGATTGAAAAATCATATTCAAAAATATTTATGGGTGTCTCTTTTCTTTGAAAAATAAAAATAGAATCGAAATCATCGCTTTTCCATTCTGGTATAAACGAGCCAGGGTTCTCAATTTTCATTACATATTTTGCAAATAATTTTGCAAATTTATCTAAATTGTTATGTTCCCATGCTATAAATATTGTTTTATCAAAATATTTATCTTTTGTTAATTCATGTAAAAGTTCGTGAATCTGCGTATAACCATAATCTGAATTAATCGGTAAATTACATCTTATCGCGGTAGGCTCTATAGTTACTAAGGGTCGAATATAATTAAAACACATTCCATCATCACATATTTTTCTTGCAGGATTTGGAGCAAATATAAAATCTGGTTTATTAAATAAATTTAATAAAACATTAGGTAGAGCTAAAGAACGATTTAAACCTTTACAATTTAAATTACCTAATCCATTACTCGGCTTTTCACCATGACGTACAAGAATTAAACGATAAAATTTTACAGTTAAACTTTTTTTAAAAGATATTTTATTTCTTGAAAAATAATAAATAATTATTCCTATTATTACAACTATAATTATGCATAATAATATTTTCTTCATTAACTAAAATTTTATTTTATTAATAACACAGGAAAAAATATTTTTTATCTTTTACTTGATTTCATTTATTTTTCTGACGTTTTAACGTCAGAAAAATATTCTTATGTGAAAAATACAAAATACAATAATTTTTATATTTTATGAATATTTATAGGCGAAAAATACTCGTTAAGTTCTTTAACAATATTCGCATAACACGTTCTATATTCTAAAATATTTTTCATAAAATTTTCATCTTTTACGGTAAATGGAGTAAAAAAATTTCTTGTAACTTTTGTAATAATTTCATTCGTTTCAATAATTAAAAGATCATATATAAATTCTGGAGACTTTTTTGTTCCGAAATCAACTCTATTAACTATTTTTGTTAACGTATTCTCTAAAATTATTTTGCCATTGTTCTCTAAGTTTTTAATTAAAAGAACCTCTGTTCCTACCCTAATTTTAGCTCCTGTTGAGCTAGGATCTTTTGATCTTTTACGAAATTGTTTTGATATTCCGAATTTTTGATACATTTTTTCTAAAATAAAATTGGATTTCCAAACATGACATAGATCCATTAAGCCTGGATAGCTATTTATTTTTATAGAATTGATATTAGTTTCGCTAAACTTAATTTCATCCATTATATATGTAATTTTTGCTATATTTCCTTTAAATGAATAAGATAAAAAAGTACAATCATTAGCTAAATTATCTTGAGATGTTGGATAATATTCTTCTTGAAACAACGCATCCCATCCTATAAATATATTTTTTTCTTTATTTATTTTTGGTCTTCCTTTAGTATACGAATTAGTATTTGCAACGTTATATCTATGAAGTTCGTTAAATTTTTTCATAAAAAAGAATAATCTATCTTCCAAACTAATAAAAGGGATTCTCGGTTTACTAAATTTAATAGATAATAATTCTGTTACGGGTTTTGCTATCTTTTTTTCAACATAATGCAAATAATCTGGTTTTAAATTTTCATCTTTTTTATTTTCACAATAATATGTATAATCTTCTGCTTTTTCTCCTTGATGTTCTACTTTTTTATCTTGATGAACATAAATAAATTCTAATCTCGTATTTGGAGGAATATCTTCACCTCTTTGAGTAATTTTTAACGCTAATAAAACTTGTGGTATATTTGAATATACTAATCTATCGTCTAAAGGCCCCATAACGTCTAATATAGGCGCCCCTTTTTCGGTAATCGGAGTTTTTTCTCCTTTATCATTTGTTTCTGATTTTGCATATTCGATAAGCGATTTTATCCCCATATAAATTATTAAATGTGTATCTGGTATTTGCCTAGTAAAAAGTAAATGAATTCTATCATATAATATATTATAAACTTCGTATTCAGTTCCATTTTCTCTAATTTTATCAATTAATTCTTTATAAGTATCGAATAAATATTTACATCCATCACGTCTAACTAAACAATTTCCTTTATTATCTTCCTCTGTAATAACCCCTTCTTCATTTATTTTTCTTGCTAAATATCGTTTTTTAGTTAAAAGAAAAAATTGTCCATAAACTTTTTCAAAATCTAAATTCACAGGACACGCTTCATAAGATAAAATATAACATTGATCTTCATACGATAGATTTTTAAAATAAAATTCTGTTGATTTTGCTTTTTGTAAACTTATTTTTTCCCCTTCTAATGTTGTAACACAATAATCTTCTGGTAATTCCATAATATAACATTTTAGATAATGCGTTACTAATATCGATGTTTTCTTTGATAATTCAAACACCTCTTTTAAATTTTTACCTTCGAAGCGTATCATGCACGAGTCTGTATTATGTACTACTAATCTTCCTACTCCTGCGGAAAAATGATGATTTTCAGTCTCTAAATCATAAACATATTGTTCTTCATCTAATTGAGGTAATTCAATTATTTTTTTAATTTCATTTGGATTATTAATTTCTTTTTTTGATAAAATTATTCTATTTTCGTTTTCAACGTCGATTTCCACAGAAAACCCTACATCAATAGCCATACGAAAATATTCTGCTAATGAAATTTTTGTTAAATTAGTATATATACCTCCATCATGTTCTTCGGAATTATTTGAAAATTCTTCCATATATTCGTATTTAATATTATTTTTTTCAATTTCACTTAATTTAGGTAGATCGTGATGTAATAATACATCTCCTATTTTAATTTCGGAAGGTTTTATTTTTTCTTTATTTTCATTTAATAAACTATGATCTTCGGTTACATCCACAACACCGGTAGTAGTTATTATTCGATATATTTTTTTATTTGTTTTGTGTCTAATTATTTTTTTTATAGGTGTAAAACCCTTATCACTCCACACTTCTAAACCTATTTTTGGTATGAAATATTCTTTTTCATTTTCAAAAATTATATTT